CTTGCGAATATATTAATTGGTTTTAAGAGGGCCCACCGAAGATTTTCCTCTCTAGTTCTGTGTCGTGTTATAGTCTGACTTAAGTGATCAATTTCACATATGGTACCGTAACCGTACCATGCCGACTCCCTCTCTGCATAGCCAAGGGGCTGCTCCAATTATATCCTCTTCAGGCTGAGATCGATGCTTCTCAACACATTCATACGGCACCTAATTGGAAAGTGAGCTGTCGCTACTCTTGGTTTTAAGACTTAAGATGGTCCTTGTAGTTTATAGACTTTTCGGTCTAAAGTGCCTAAACAGCAGTGGATGAATATTCCGTGATCATCACGGTGACTACGCTGCCGGTCGGATATGTTCCAGTGTTACTTAAAGTAAATGAGATTAATCCTGGGTTAAGGGCAGTGCAAGTCACTACGAAAGCCAATTCACTAGAAGAACTGACCACACCAGCGTCAGGTGCTATACTTAAGCCAGAAGCTCGGTTGGTATATAACACAAGAAGTGAACAATCTGTGGGTGTCACATTTGGTGGATTGCAAGCTACAGCTCCAGAGCCTTTCCATAAGAAATTAATCAAATAATTGTCTCCTGGATTAGCAAACCATGAGGCTGTAGTGCCAGCAGTAAATGTGACAGTTAGATTGCCGGAAGATATTCCGCCTAAATTTCCAAGTGGAGTAGCTGGGGCTACAGTACCACGATTAGAATAGTGCGATAAAATCACACCACCCACATCGAGAGGAAGAACGGGTTTAAAGAATTCGACACAATAAGACACCCACAGTTCTCCAAGGGCCTGAACTGGATTAGTCTGAGTTGCGAATTGGAAGAGACCAAGGTCGTAAAGTCGTAGGTCTTGGCCCACAGGTGGATTTCCAATCCGAACGTATCGTTGTGGAAGAATGGTTTGACCTCCATTACATTCCACGCCGTGCATCAACCCAAGGGTCGGCTTGACTGACACAGCAAATTCGCTGTTCTCCATCTCTTGTTTTGAAGTATAAGCTGGTGAATCAGAGTTATAATTGGTGGCCATAATGACAGCGCCTGGCGCACCTGCAGCGACAAAGTCTGTTATTAATGGTCTAAACTCAAAAATGATTCCATGGAATTTGTATTCTTGGTAGTTTTGAGCAATGGTGCTCAACCAAGGGAACGTGTTTGCCATACCTGGATTAAGTGGAAACTGTCGGTTTGTGAAACCAGCAGTGCCATTAATATCTCCAAGGTATTCTCTGTGGCACACAATGTTAGTCTGGTGTGTGGTTGAGAATTTGGGAATTTGTGCTCCATTCGCTAAAACATTATAGGTCGGTTGATCGCCCATGAGTTGATAGTTACCAGAGCCAAAGATTTGGCCAATTCCAGAACCAAGCCATTTACCAACACCTTTTAAGTAAGGTGCATTGAACATAGCTCCAAGTTTTGTTCCTACAATTCCACCAGCATCCGCAAAAGGGGTGGGTTTAGGTGGTTGTTGTTTAGGTTGCGAGCGAGGTTTAACCTTCACTCGTCTTCGATTGTTAGTTTTATTTGGCATAGTATGGGATACCCTATACCACGGGGACTGTACATCAATAGCTAACTGTGGAAGCAGGGAATCCGTGCAGTCTCTTGGCTTTCTGTTTAGCACTAAAGTAATAGTTTTGGTTCATTACAGCTATTAACCCCATAACCGTTACGTGTTGTTCACAACTTATCTCTCCTGATGCCGCGATCCTCGCTCGTGGGACGTTTACTGCCAGCAGTTTCATATCAGACATCTCGCCTCACCTACAGCGGGTGTGGTACCCGAACGTGCAGTCTGTTCTTCCTGAGAAAGAAGAGTGGCTACGTGGTTGCTGTTTATCAAACTACCAGAAGCGTACATTGGTAGTTTGGTTGCGATCTATGGCTGAATAGTCCAACTCAAGATTGCGGTATGTATGCTCGATGGCCATTTGTCTAGCGGGATCTATTCCGAAGGCCTTCCAAAAAGAAAGACGTGTCTCTGGCGTAATCTCGGAATACTCCCTTTTCATCCCTTCTGCTAATCTGGCGAGGCCTGTTTCCTGAGTAGGATCATGCTGGAGTGGTTTAACTTTACCTCCCGTTCGAATGAATGCAGCATAAAAGTCTTGGAAAACCGGTATTCCACCAGTTAGACTCATGCCGCACTCACCTACTGCACACATCCATCTCTTGAACAGTTTCTCACTGTTTAAGGGTTTGACGCTTAAACAGTCTTTAGCCTGACTCACAGCATACTTCCTGACCATAATGCACCCTTCTGGAGTCATTATTGGTTGAGCTTGACAAAATTCTATCTCTTCGAAAACATCAACTGGTTTTTCAATTTTCATATCAAAACCTAATTTAATGAATTCTGGAGATAACAAGCGAAGATTTTGTAATTCCTTGCGCTCAATAAAGAGCACGCAGTCATCGCCATCATTCGCTAGCCTAAACTTCTTGATACCGACATAGTGCATGAAACTATA